ATAAGTAAATGACTCTGCATTTGCATTGTCGGCTGGTGTAATTGGTAAAACATCTGTACCTTGATTGTCTGTTCTACCATCTCCTCTTGTAGCAGTATTAAATGGCATTGCTCTACCAATACCTAGATAATATGTGTTTCCTGAAGCTTCAGAAAAAGATTCTTTAAACTGCTCAGAGTTGTGTATTCTAAACTTGTTTGTTATAATTGCTGGCATATTTTTTCTTCCTTAATCAATATTTATAAGACTTCTCACTATGTTATGTTAATGTTTCCTACCATTGCACCGTGATTAGTACATTGATAATAAAGAGTTGCTGGACTATCCATTGAAACGTGAAATATTATTGCACCCGAAGCAGCACCATTGTTGGTAACTCCTGTATTATACGCTGTACCACCTGTACCGGTTGTTGATTGTATTCTAAATGGGTGTGAACCACCAGAGTTGTTAATAAAGTAATAAGTTTGACCTTTTTTTAAATGTAAATCAGGATTATTACCTGAAGTTGAAGGGAAACCTGCACCTGTAAATCTATAACCACTAGAACCACTTGATGTTACCAATAGTTGAGAAACTGGTGTTGTTGCCTGTACCCAACCAGAACCATCATAAACTAAAGTGTGTCCTGCAACTGGTGATGAATTGGTTACATCTGATAAATCATCTAAAGCACTTGCACCACCACCTGCTATCGTAATAGTTTTTGTTGCACCTGTGCCTGAAGCGGTTACGCCTGCACCTACGAAATTTAATGTTGTTGCGTCTGTTGATAAGGCACTACCCTCATCTTGTACCGTTAAAGATGAACCGCCACCTGATTCTGCACCTGCTTCCCAACGAGCAGTACCTGAATTCCATTTTAGTACATAACCATTTTGTACACCAGTTTGAAATACGTTTGAAATTTTATCTAATACAGAGTTTTCTGATAATACTTCAATCCAAGCACTTGGCGAAGCGAATTTCATTATCTCATTTGTTTCATCAATCGCAATTGAACCAGAGTATGTTGAATAACTAGGGAAACTAGGTACGTTAGCAAAATTAAATCTAACTTTAGAACCTGAACCAGTTTGGTCAATTGTACCTGTACCTGAAATTGAAGATGAACCTGTTAAATTAAAATTACCTGTACTTGTTAAAGTATCTCCTAAATTTACAGAACCATTACCAATTGTTATTGAAGAATTAGCTAAGTTTGCGTTAGTGATACCTGCACTACCTGATAAGTCAGCATTTGTTAAGTTTGATACGTTTAGAGTTACCGTATTACCTGTTACCGAACTTGATACAGAGCCAGTACCTAAAATAGATAATGTTTCTCCTAAATTTACAACATCTGTTGTTGAAGTGTTATCTCTAATTGTAATACCTGAATTAGCAAGACCAGTATTTGGTATTGCTGAAAATGTATTTAACGCACCACTCATAGTTTTATTAGTAATAGTTTGAGATTGGTCTGTCGTAGCAAATTCTGTGCCACTTATTGCGTTATTAAATTCTGTTAATGTGCCTGAAACGGTATTATTACTTAAACTAATAGTTTTATTTGTAAGTGTAGCAGTTGCGTTAGCAGTTAGTACCGAGTTATCTACTGCGATTTGTAATTTACCTGAAGTAATTGAAGTTTGAATACCAAGACCACCAGTAACCGTAATAGGATTACCTATGTTTGTTCTTAAAACCGTTGACGAGTCATCTGCAAAGTCAATGAATGGTTTTAAGTTTGTACCATCACCGAAATTAGAATATATCTCGTTAAAGTTATTATTGATTATAGTACCACCTGTACGTAGGTTTGAACCTGTTCCGTCATTTGGTGAACTTCCTAAATTTATTGTACTCTTTGCCATATTTTAAATCTCTCTACTATTTATAATCATTCCTAAGGCGTTGTATCATCAAACGTAGCTGTTGTTTGACTGAAGTTGGTAATTGTGTTAGAAAAGAGGTTTTTGTTAGTTGCAATCGTAGCAGGTATTGTAAAATTAGTCTTTAGATTTCTACCATCTGGATGTGATGTAGCAATGAATATTGCTGGTTGACCATCTAATCCTGTTCTAGTACCTATAATTTTTATATCGTGAAAGGTCTGAAATGTAAAACCAGCACCATCAAATATAGTTTGTATATTTTTATCTAAAAATGCATATCTCGGTCCTGCGTATGCGTGTCCTTGTCTAACGTTATGATTAGTTGTAGAATCAGGTATTATTCTTCTAACTCTACTTAAATAATCAATTTCAAGAGGTGCCCTTGTTAAGGTCACGTCTCTTTGATTATCACTAAAATGTTCGTGTGTTAATGGGTCGCTATCTATTTGTCCACTAGTTTGTGGGTTAGCTCTCTTACTTGTTCCGTCTGTATTTGTTCCTAATCTTCTACCAAAAATTGTAGAGAATAGTGTATTGATTAATCTCATAAATGGACTATCAGCAATACCTGAAACAGAACCAATAACTGGCGATTTCAAACTTAAATCTAATTGAGTTGCAACGTTAACTTGTCCTGTAAAATAAAAACCTGAAGTATGCATAGTCTTTTTAAAACTATCTCGCCACGCATTAATAGATTGACCAACTTTTATTACATAAGAAAAATCTTGATAGTATAAACTATCTTGTACTCTCATTGTACTTTCAGAAAGTTTACCTTGTTCATTAATAAATTCACCATCTGTATCTGTTATTGGTACAACATTGACGGTAGCAGTTGCTAAATTGTGTTCTTTAATCTTACAAGTACCGCCTGTTTGTGATGTTATAGTATCATTTATATTAATAGTACCGGTAACTTCATCTAATTTTAAAACTTGCGTATTTGTATCTAACTCTAAAATTTTACCTGAAGCTGAACCTGAAGTAGTAAAAGTATTGCCAGCTATAAACGTACCTGAAATATCAATTACTAAAAAGTTTTTTACAAAATCTAAAGTTGGTGACGGTGCTGTCTCATAACCTTTACCGTGTTCTACCGTTTTTAATGAATTAATTTTTCCTACATTATCACCATATGCAACAACTTTACCACCATTACCTGTTGAACTTGTAATAGTTGTTGTAGGTAAACTTTTATATCCGTTACCTGTATCTGATAAGAAAACTTTTGTTATTTGACCACTTGAATTATCTGCTGAACCAGGAAAACCAGGAACTTCAGGAGATGTTGTTGCTGATTCTTGAACAATATCTTGTCCCTCATAAATATCACCGGCGCAAGTTTCATCTTCTAAAAGAATTCTGTCCTCTGAACCATCAGCAGGTGCTTTAGTGCCATTTTGGTCTACAATACTACCATTTACAATACTAACAAAACCGGCAGCGTTATTACCAAAAGTACCTGTATTGTCAAAATTAATTGTATCACCAATCTCATAATTAGAACCTACATCATCTAAAATTAATTTATCAATTTGACCTGCACCGATATCCGATATTTGAAATAATGCACCAATACCACCAGCGGTAACTTTAACTTTGTCATCTATTTTGTAAAGTGAACCTGAATTTGTAATTGTTTTTGTTCCAGGAATACCTGTAATATCTGCCTTTATAAAGAAGTCATCTGTTTCACTTTTTGTTCCTGATACTTCTTCACCTATTTGAAAAGTACCAACAATACTATCTTGGTTTAAAACTAATTCTGTAATTGTATCATCACCAATTTGAAAACGTGATAAGTTTTCAATAATAGCAGTTGCTCTTGAGTCTTTACCTGTAATTGTTCTACCAATTAATCCCTCTGTATTACCTACTCTTTCAAGAATTCTTAAAATTTTTAAAGAGTCAAATTGTCCGTCTGAAGTTTTTAATAAGTTTTCTCTAGGATAAATTGTTTCTGATTGTTCATTAAATAACAATCTAAAAAATAGTGAATGACCAGCTGAAGTACCTTTTGCCTTATATAATGATTTAACATTTTTAATTAAATTTCTTTTATTAACTTCACTATCTAATACTTCAGGTAAAGTTGCTAAGAATTCATTTCTAAAGTTATTTAAAAAAGATTCAATTGCTCTATCGGGGTCTCTAAAGTTTACAAGGTCTGAAATATTTTGTACAGGTTGAGGTCTATAATTAGTAATAGTAGCAGACGCTAAAGATTCTAAACCTTCAACTATTTCATTTGTAATAAATTTATCTTGAGCAGATATAAACAATCTACCATTTGCTAAATCTTCTACTAATACTTTTGCCTCTGCACCTGAAGTTTTACCCTTTACGGTTTCTCCTACAATAAATTTTCCGTAAGTTGTTTCTTCTAATAATATTTTGTCGCCTTCATCAATAGGTGTAATTGCACTACCTATTTTTGTTGCGTCATATACTAGATTGTTTTCTTGACCAGTTTCAGTTTCAATTAAAACACCAACGGTGTTTTGAACATCTTTAACTCTTAACTCTGCTGATTCTAATAATTGATAATAGACTTTTAGAAATTCGGCAAACTTTGGGTGGTCAGCAACGACAAACTCTGGTATCTGAGCATTAATAATTGCTGATATTTTTTCATTGAACTTTGCCATTATTCATTAATAACTTGTTGATGTCGTATAACCAACGCCTGCCTCAGCAGAACCACCAACAAAACTATCCTCTTCTACGTTAATGATTGAGTTTGCTACATCAATCTCTACAATTTGGTCTCTTACAGGAACAACATCATTTGAGTTTGGTTGTACCGTAATTTCTATAACCGTTGAAGCAGCGCCTCTAATATTTGATATAGAGGCAATATTAATTAAGTTTAAAGTTACCTGACCTGTTTCATAATTAATTGTACCTTGGTTATTATCTGCATATGTTTTTACACCTGATACTAGGAAAAATCTTCTAACATTTCCGTTACCATCATCATCTAAAAACATTTCATTATTACTACCAACTACTTTAAATCCTGTGGAAGTTAAAATACCACCAGAGGCCATATTGTGTCCTGAATGAGGATTGTATAAAGCGTTTCTATAATAGATATCGTATTTTGTAGCAGAGTTTATTGTAGGCGTAAAATTCTTTCTTATTTTTAAAGTTGTTATGTTAGATAAAATACTTGCGTCTGTATCATCTATTAATCCTGTTAGTTTTGAATGTCTGAATACACTATCAAATTTTTGTAATGTGCCTGTATTGTAATTTGTTATTGTGTTTATAACATCTGATTTTAAAGTATCTTTAGATTTAGTTGTTGACTTGGCGTCATACTTAACATTAGAAGTTAGAACTATTGAAGTTGTTTCCGGGTCAACAATTTCTGGTTTAACAGAAGCAACGTTAAATTTTTTCAAACCGTTTACTATATCTAATTTAGTTTGGTCAGTTAGTGTTGCACCTGAACCTGCCTTAATTGCAATCTTAACAATACCATATCTTGGCGTTTCATCATCTTCACCACCCCAAGCACTAACTGATAATGCATTAGGATAAATTCCTTTTACTAGTGTTTCATAATCAGTTGTAGTTACCGCTCTATCTTGAGCTGCAAAATTTAAAGGCGCATTAAATTTAACTGATTGATTATCTTCGCCCTCAGCACCTCCTTGCGATACTGAATTAGTTGTAATTGAAACATCTGTAAAACCACCGATACTGCCTTGTAAAGCAAAAGTTTTTGCACCATTTGAATCTGTTTTATTGGTTACAATATATTCTAAAATTACTACATTACCATTTTCTAATTTTTTACCGGTAACACCATCACCAAAGTAAACTTCAAATTTACCATCTGTGCTTTCTTGTATGAAATAAACTTTACTATCTGAAGCAACACCTGAAAAACCACTTGACAATGTATAAGTGTTTGAACTTGTATCTGTTGCTGAATTTTGTACTATAACTTTTAGTGTTGATGTATCTGCGTTAGAATTTGGTATGATAAATTTTTGGTCAACATCTGTATCATCAACCGTATATTTAAATTTAACTAAAGTACCTTCATATAAAACTACATCTGAAAAAGTAAAAACACCGTCAACAGGTGTTGTAGTAATATCTTCGTTGTTTATATATTGATAAGTTGTATCGTTTTGTGTAGAAGTAAAAACGGTACCTTTTGCCATTGTAATTGACGTACCTGTTCCGTTATTTACAACTACGTTAATTGAAGCTTTTGGTGCTCTTGGTGAGTTAGGTGTATAACCTAACATTTTTGCTAGTGATACAATATTGTTTCTAATATCGGCACTATCTAGGTATAATTCATTTGTTGACATATTGGCCAGATAGGCCATATAGTGAGTATTGTAAGAAAGTATATCTAATAAGATTGAAAGACCTGAACCTTCAAAATCATAATCTTGAAATTGTGTTTGACTTTGTAAAAATGATTTTAAGTTTTGTTTTATATTAATAAAATCTAAATCTGATACCGTTAACTTTGCCATATTATCTTAACCTTTGTAAAAACGTGCTGACCGTTTGTGGTCCTGGTACACCAACAACATAAAAATTTATATCTACTATTAATCTATTATTATCTTGGTCATCATCAACATTTACACTTGTCAAATCAATTCTAGGTTCATAATTTTTTAAGACTTCAGATATCTTATTTTGTAAGAATACTTTAGTCATTGGTGTAAAATTTTCAAATAATAACTCTCTTACACCACAACCTAATACTGGTTGAAATGGTCTCTCATAAAAATTAGTCTGCACTAGATTTTTTACTGCTCTTTTTATAGCAATTACATCTTCTACTGCAACGACATCACTAGTAACCAGATTTCTTTCAAAGTTTAAGTCTATGTCGCTAAACTTTCTAATATTTCTTTTAGAATTACTTTTAAATGCCGAGTCGTATTGTGCCATAACGCTAATATTTATATACTTTTACTAGCCGTTTGCAAAAACATTTGGTGACCCACTTGTCATTTGACCTGCGTCTGCACTATCACCAATTCTACCTACTTTAATACCAACAACAAAAACGTTTGGCGAGCCTGCATTAATAAATGCTACGTGATTAGGGCAAGGTGGCGCTGGTGGATTAGGGTGTGATACCGTTGGGTCGCCTACTCTTGCAACTAATATGTTATTTGCAAAGACGGTACTTTGACCAGGCGTATCAAGTGTAGTTGTACTAGTACAGATATGACCAGTTGAT